AGATGAAAATAAAAGATTAATAGAATTATATGATAGACGACTTAATGTGCAGGGAGGTAAAACTGGTCAAGGTGAAAGTAGACTTGATGAAGATTTTTACAAAGATGAAAAAGATGAGAAAGACGAGGAAAATGATTTTGAAAAATTTATTAAAAATATTTTAGGAGGAAAAACAATTAGAGAATTAGATGCAACAGGCAAAAAAGTGGACATAATGAAATTGCTTGATGATTTTGAAAGATTTAAAGGAGGTCCATTAGAATCTCGTAAAAAAATGCTTGAAGATTTAGCTAAAGGAAAAGGTAATTATTATAGAAGAGATAAAGATGGTAATTTAACAAATGATTTAACTTTGGAAGGTTTGAAGAAAGCTTTAAGAAGTATTGATATGGGGCCAAATAGTGCTAGTGCATTGGAATCTTTAAAGAAATATGACCCAGCCCGATATTATGAAGCTATGGGAATGCCACAAACAACAGGTGAATTAGAGAATTTAAGTAAGACTAAAACAAAAGATTTATCTCAATTTGAAAGAGGCACCGATGAATACGATAAAGCAGCGGCATTTAATGAACAAATCTTTCAAGCAAGAGAAACAGTTTCCAGAGGAAAAGACGATAATAGCGGACAAAAAGGTAGCGGCGTACCTGCTGAACAAGTAACGGAAACAGAAACAGAAGTGACAGAAAATATAACACCAGATGAAAGAGCTGGGTCATGGAATCTAGGGGGCACCATGCCTTATTCAGATGACCTGTACACACAAGGTACTGAAATAGATGTACCTCTTGGAAGAAGATTTGAGATTGATAAGGACAAAAGATATTTAACTAGTAATAAAACAAAAGATGATATGTATAAATACGCCACCGAAGGTGGATATAGTCAACTTGAACCTTTTCAAAACTATTTAGCCAGAAGGCGAAAGCATCTAGGTGAACAACCTGATGAATGGTTTGATGAAGAAGGTAATGTAATTTACAGCAGCAATGAGACAGTATAATGGGAATATTTGATTTTTTATTTGGTAGCAAAAATCCACCACCAGTGGAAACTACCAACATTTCAACAACAGAAATACCAAAATATATAGCGGAACCAACTGCTGATATTATTGGGGAGGCGATGGATGTAGGAAAAGAAGCTTACATACCTTACACTGGACCAAGACTTGCAGGACTAGGACAATTCGAGCAAGACGCCGCGGCGCAAGCTCAAGCAATGAAAGGCATTGGAGCCCTTCGTGGTTCACAAGCTTACACGGCAGCAACTGCCTCAGGAGCTCCAGCATTAGGCGGAGTTTCTCCTTACATGACTGACTACAATCAGAAGGTAGCGGATGTTGCGGCACAAAAAATGAAAGATCAATCATTGATCGAACAGCAAAACATTGCGGCAAAAGCCGCGGGAGCTGGTGGATTGGATTCATCACGGTTTGCAATACTGGAAGCTGAAAGACAGAAGAATTTAGGAACAGGGCTTGGTGACTTATACACAAAAGCAAATGCGTCAGCTTATCAAACAGCACTCAAGGCGGCGCAACAAGATAAGGCTCAACAGCTTAGATCAGGCATGGCAATGGGCACACTTGGATCGCAGGCTCAAATGACAGAGATGGCAGACATCCAACAACAACTTGGCATTGGCCAATTAGGCAGAGGTCTTGAACAAACAGCACTTGATATTGGTTATACTGATTTCTTACAAGAAAGAGATTATCCAAAAGAACAACTTGGATTCGTATCGAACATAATAAGAGGGGCACCATTTGGTTCAAAAACTACAAGCGTAGGACAGATACCACAGGCACAGCCAGCATCTCCTTTCTCACAAATGTTGGGAATGGGTATGCAGGGAGTGGGCATGGCGGCGAACCTTGGTTGGCAACCATTCGCAAAATAGGATAGGATAAGATATGAGTTGGGACATTTGGGAAGGTATTGTAGAAAAATTTACTAATGAGGATACTCCTATAGGTAAAATAAAAGAGGCTAATAGAAAATTTAAGGATATGTGGTACAATCAAGGTACCTTAGGTAAAGATGCAACCAAGAAAGATTACTATGATCAATTGGAAAAAATTAATACTTATGAACTTCAATGGGGAAGAGCCGATGCAGGATTAAAAGAAGCATCAAGAAAAAATTTAATATCTGATTTAGATAAAGCTTTTCCTGACAGAGGAAAAGAAGATTATAATTTTACACAATACCAAAAAGCATATGCCGAAGAAGATTTAAATAAAAGACAAAAAATGTTGGATCGTTTGCGAAAACAAATTTCTCCTTCTACGAAAAGTCCACATTTAGAAGGTGATAGACCTTTTCTTGAAAGTGATGTAACGAAAGCTATCCAAAGAGGAAAAGAAAAAAGACCTCAGCCAGGATACGAAGGACCTTTCGGAAAGATTGGCGAATATTTTTCCAAGAATGCAAACGCGCGTGACAAGTTATTTGATTACATGACTTCAGTGGGAAGAGAATTAGTTAAGCCGATTGAACCTGGCAAAGAAGCGGCGGGAGCTTTGATTCCTACACTGACTAGAGGCATGGAAGCAGGTGAGAAAAAATACGCGGCGGAAAAATTAGCAGAAACTGAGATGTTATTAAAAAGATCAGAAGCGGCGCAGAAGGCAAATCCTTTACAATACTTTACTTCTAAAATGAAAGAGCTTAGAGCTCAAGCATGGTCCGCAGGAATTGATCCTGATACATCTGAAGGAGTATCATGGATGGGACAACAGTTAACACAGATAGGAATTGGTGAAGGTGCAGCACAATTGACACAATCTCTTTCCAATGCGCAAGAGCAATTAATGTTAATAACAGATCCTGATAAAAAGAAAGAACAACAAAAATTAATAGACAAACTTAATGCCCAATTAATGGCACTTATTACTCAAGGCTTAGACGGAGGAGCGTCAGGTAGTTATATACCTTATAGCCCTCAATAATAAATAACCCTAAGGAGTTTACTCCTGAATACTAAATGTAAGGACTATGGCAGAAGATATAAAATTTATAGAATTTGAAAAAGTTCCTAATGCACCAAAGATCGCTGTTCCAGCGGACTTTTCCCAAGAACAAATAAACGAATATTTAAAAACGGAAGCCGTCGAGAACGCCATGTTCGAGAAGGGCTTTAACTTTAAGTACGGTCTGCAACCTGTGGACATGCTAGAGTTGGAGAACCTTGACGATGGTTCCTTTCATTCATCATGGAAATCTGGTTGGGATAGCCTGAAAGCTATTGGAAGTTCTTCACTTGCAGGATTTTATGATTTCGTGGGAGCAAAAGAGAATCAAGAAGAAGCTTTAAAAGCAGCCGAGCAATACATGCTCGATCAATCAGCGCACATTTTTAGAATAGATAAAGAAGGCAAGCTCTTGCCTCGTCCAAATACAATTGAAGATATCATGAACAGTGAAGAGCAAATGACTGCTTTCACTCAGTATCTTAAATTTACGTCAGGTAATGCGGCGGCAACCAGTATCCCTACCATCCTTGCAGGTATTATAGGTGGTGTAGGCGGCGCTTTAGTGGGTGGACCACCAGGCGCTGTGGCAGGATCTATGGGGGCAACTGCTTTAAGTGGTTGGATATTTGGTTTAGGTGACACTTATCTAGCTCAAAGAGAAGCGGGTGCAGAAGATCCTAACGTATACTTATCCATGGCATTGGGTGTACCTTACGGTGCGGTTGAAATGATTGGTATTGGTGGGGTAGTACCTGCCGCTGTTAGAGTTTTTGGAGGACCTAAAGAAGCAGCAAAAGCTTTTCAAAAAGGCATAGTACAACAAGTTAAGAACGGACAAAAAGGAAACTTACGTAAGATCCCTGGCATGTATGGCAGGGGAATACTTAAAACTGGATTGGAAGAAGGTCTTGCGGAAGGTATTCAAGAAACATTAAATGTAACTGCGGGAGGAGTGGCTAGCGGTGTTAACTTCGATGAATTATTTGGCAATAAAGATTTTGCTAAACAGTTAGGTGAAGCGGCGGCAGCTGGTTTCTTTGGTGGTTGGGGATTTGGTACAATCAATCCCACCTTAAGAACAATTAAAATGTTAGGTAAAGGCACGGGCCCTGTGGATATGAAGGGGGGCGCGGCTATATCTAACCTTGACTCAGTAGAAGATTCAACTCCTTTCTTCAAGGACAAAACATTTGGCATAGGCGATACTGTTATAGTGGATAACATTATGTTGCCTGATATTAAAAATAAAGAAACTCCCCTGTTCGGAAAGAAACCTAAATTCAAAGTTGTAGGTACGGCTGAACTGGACGGACTTCGCCAATATGTTTTATCACAAACAGATATACCTGCCGCGATAGCAACAATTCCTATTACCCAAGCGGGCATGATTAATAAAGTTGACCCACCAAAAGGAGGGGCAGCGCCAGGTGAAGAATATGTTTATGATGAAATGGAAGACGGCGAAACTATTCCAGGCACTCCAGATAAAAATCTCTCTAAAGAATATTCTCAAAGCAAGGAAGCCTTAAAGCAAACAGGTTTTATTCCTGATGCCAAAGATTCTACCGCTGATACTTTTTTAGGTGGCAAAGAAAAAGTAATTAGTAATGTAGTAAATTCAATAGAAAGTGAAAGAGCGGCTCAAAAAGAACAGGCGTTAAAACCAGAACAAGCAGAAGAGTTTAAGGAGAAATATGGGTATGATCCTATAGTTACTCCTCTCAATCCTCTTTATAAAAAGTATGATAAGTTTTCAGGGGATACATTAAAGAAAGAAGTTACAAAAGATTATACATATTGGAGAGACTTGGCTTTAATAGACAGGTCTTTTACAGATGCACAAGAGAATTTTGTAAGCAAAGAAGATCAAGAACGTATTCAAAAACTAGGCTATCAAAGCGGGCCAAGAGGCAGAGCTTATATAGATAAACTTATTGACAATACCACACCGACTACAAATAAAAAAAGCACGGAAGGCAAACAGGCATTAGATAATATAATAAAAAACAACGCGCCTTTCAGTTCTCTTTCCCCGCTATACGGCGGACCTGTTACGGAAAAAATAGTTGTAGGTGAAAAGGAAACTGTAACTACACCTTTAACTCCAGCACAAAAAGCTAGCTTATCGGGAGATAAATTAATTCCTATCATGAGATATCATTCAGCTTTGTTCAAGGAAGAACTTAGCTTTGAGGATTTATATAATGTTCCCGCTAATGAGAGAATGCGTATGGTATTGCAGCTGGCTGATGCATTGGATTCAACAGGAGTAAAAAGAAAATACTTTGCGCAGTGGGATGAAGTAAGAAAAGCAATACAAGGAAAAGTAAATGCCGCCCGTTCTCAATTCGGAATGTTAAGTGATTCCTATAAAGAAGCTAAACAAGAGCTAAAAGATTTTAATAACACAGGTGAGCATATCATGAGGGCGGATCGCCGCATGGGTGACATCAAGGAAGCATTCAGGCTGTGGCAAATTCTTACACCCAAAGCTATAAGAATTGCGGAGAAGCAAATATATACTCTGCAAAGGGATTCACGTTACCACTCAAAAGAACGTTCTATTCGGGCTCCTTTGGAAGCAGAAGTTACGGCTTATAAAAATTTAATTCAAAGCGCTTACCGATCTAGAAAACAACTGAATCAATTACTGCAGTCACTAAGCATAGAACCAATACTTGATTGGGAAACCATGACGCTTGCCAAAGTTAAACGTAAGATAACTAAATTAAGAAAACAAATAAATCAAACAGAAACGGAAGTTAAAAAACGACCAATTACCGCAGGTGTTACATGGGTTCAAGCTGGTAAGAGAAAATTAACTGTAGGTGGTTATAGTAGTTTATTTAAAACTGACGCACACAAAACACTGTTTGAAATTCTACAACCAGATTTAACTGAGGATGAACAATTAGAAGCTGTAAGAAGGCTAATGTTTATGTCTGAATCCGAAGTATTAAAAATTATAAAAACATTCCCACAAGGAAAGCCAAAACTTTTAAAAATATTACCTTCCGTTAAAGAAGAAAATATAGGAGATGACATACTAGATGAAAGCCAACCTTTGGCACAATATATAATAAATCTAGGTAAAAACAAATTAAAGAAAAATATAAATTACGCAAGACAGCCTTCCGTTCTTTTGGAAGCTGATGAAAACGCACCGCTGATTGTTGAAACTATGAGGATAGTGCTAGATAAATTGGGGCTATCTAAAGTGGACATGGGAATTATAAATAAAATTCTAATTGGCATGGAGGGAAATGCTTCAGGTGCATATACTCCCCACATACCTGAACTACCTTATGGAGTAATGCAGATAGCATTTGATTTGGACATGTATCAATCCATAAATGATAGATTGAAAAGAGATAATTATGCAGATCCAAGATTAAAAAAACAGGATTGGGCAATGAAAAATTACATGGTTGCCGTTGCCATTAATACCATACATCATGAAGGTATACATGCTTTAAAAGATTTAGGATTATTTACCAATAAAGAATGGGCAATGCTCGAGAAAGAAGCTGATAACATTTGGATAAAACAATACGACATTAAAAATAAATACCCTGCGGGCAACCAAAGGATATGGAGAGAAGAAGCTATCGCCTCTGCCTTTGGCAACTACGCAATGGAAAGAAGACTACCTAATGATAATATAAAAACCATATTCCAAAGAGCCAAAGCTTTCCTAATAGCTTTTGTTAACGGGTTAAAAGGAGCTGGGTTCCATACAGCTGAAAGTATATTTAATAAAATTGAAACAGGATTGGTTGCCGCAAGAATGCGAGCGGAAAATGAAACCACTGAGATTTATAACAGTAAAAACATAAATAACATGATGCTGACAAATCCACGCGGCGCCGTGGTCATGAGTCATAACTATAATGATACCCCTGAAAACAGAGCCACTCAACATGCGTGGCTGGAAATGACGTTGGGCGAAAAACTGATTCGCAAACCCGTTATGGACGCATTAAGAAAAGCAGGCTATACAGCAGGAGTACCTGAAGTAGTAAGCACTGTCATTGTTATAGACGCGGCGGGCAATAGAAGGCAGGGAACTATGGAAGGTCCCGTGGTGCCCCCTTTAACTACAATAGAGGGCATGCAGTTTGAAGCGAAACGTTTGTATAAAATTTTTCTTGCAGAAAAAACAAACGAGAATTTTAATTCCTATCTGGTAATGCAAAATAAAATAAATCGCTGGGCTATGGACAGACGTATAGTTGCCAGAAGAGGCGCGGTAGGACAGGACACACTTTATGAAGTTAAATTTTCTATGGATCCTAAACTTACTGGAAAGTATCGTTATTTAGAAAATGATTTAATACAACTTCATCCTTTAAAAAAGGGGAAAATTAAATTTGTTAATAAATTTTCATATAGGTCTTCAATAGGTTTAACTTCAGCTGTGCACCCCGTGACCAGTATGTATACTTACATGACACCTCAACAATATTTAGATTTAACCATGCCTTTACAAGATAGTGCTTATGATAAAAAGGCTGTAAAATTTATGACACAAGCAGCACTTGATGGTAAGGAATTTGGAGTACCTGATCTTATAATAGAGTTATCAGCAGATGGTAAAACAGGAAAAATAGTAGGCCAAGAAGGAAGACATAGGGCAGTTGCAGCTCAAGGTATAAATGGCGCACAATCTACTATGCCTGTCGCTATTAGAATTATATACGATCCAACGAATAGAAATATTCCTTATGAAAGATCGGGCCAAATTACTCAAGATAACAAAAGAATAGATCCTGTTAACAAAAAATTAATAACTACTTTTTTAAGTGAAGGTATGTTGGAAGGGATGGATAGGGGTGTATTTGAAGAAGAGACTAGAAAATCTGCAATAGTTTCACCATCTATTAAGGCAAAACAAGCTATCGCTGCCTTATATGAATCATTCGAAACAACGCCAGGCGGTGATTATCAATACACGAATGAGTACATAAACTACAACGGGCCCAACACTTCGACTGAGGTAGGGGGCAATCCATACAACGATACAAAGTTTGAAATGAATCGCCAGGATTTAAATCAAGCAAACAGAAAGATAGAAGAGTTAATAAATAAAAGTTCGGAACCTTTCTCTAAGCCAGGGGGCAAGGCAACTCCAGATAATATGTCTACATGGCAAAGGATAATGGGGCATGCAAGGTCAGTAGCTAAAATGAATACTCCGTTTACTTTACTGTATAATACCATCATGAACATGACACGTAAGACCCGTTCATTGCAACAACAATTCTCTAGGCTGTTATCACAAAGGTATCTTCAAGTAATAAAAGATCCTGCGATGAGGGAGCTGTTGGCGAAGGCTATGATCATTGCACAGGTTAATGATACTATGGAAATGAAAATTGACGGACAGGAACGTTTAATATTTGTAGCAGAAAAAGATGGTGGTGCAGCAGACTTGGAAGTTAAGAAAGGTGATATAATTGTTCTTGAAGGTGACGTGGCAAAAGCATTTATGGATGTGCATAAAACTTTTCAAGATGTGAACAAGGAATTTTTAAAAGCGGAAATTGCTAGGGATCATGTTCCTAATTTAATCATGGCTCTTAATATATTAAGAAGATATTTTCCTGACATGCCTGAACTCAAAACACTATTTAATTTTGAAGGGTTGAGCCAAGAAGAAATATCAAATAGATTAGAGGAATTAGATTACACACAAATTAAATTTCTAAAAACTAATTTGGAAAACATAATGATTATGCGAACATCTATGGAAGGTGATGTAGCTGATCAGATAAATAGATTATTAGGTAACAAAGACACAGGTCTTAACGCGCTGTTGGATATAGCGGGCAATATTGAAACATTAAATAAAAAAATGTATGTACCGTTAATGCGTTTCGGTAATTATTTTATTAGTGTACATCAAACAGTTATAGAAGAAGATAAGACAGGCAAAGAAGTTGAAGTGGATAAGTTGGTATGGTATCAACAGTTTGAAAGTATGGGTGAAGCCCAAGCCGCCATGAATGACATTCGTTTGAAATTTCCTGATGGAGAAATAAGCAAACCTGCAGAAATGTCAATAGAAAAATTAAGAGAAATGATAAGGGAAGGAAGAGGATTTAGAAATTTAGAATACTTAGCACAGTTTATGGCGGATACCAATGCACAAAATTATCAAGAGATATTAAAAGCGTTAAGAGAAACTCTTGCCAAAAAAGGTTTGGATAAAGATGTATTGGGCATCAATAGATTCTACATACAAAGAGATAAATCAGTTGGAGCTGAAGGTGTCCCAGGTTATAGTTCTGATTTTCCTCGTGCAATATTCCAATACTTAAGTGTGGCTAGTAATACCATCGCACGTAATAGATATGCCAAAGATAAAAACAAATACTATGATGAAACTAGAAAGTACGCACTTGATAAGGGTAATAAAAATCTATTAAAATTTACAGAAAATTATTATAACTATATAGAAGATCCTGTTCAGGAATTTGCTTTCTATAGACGCATAGGATTCTGGTGGTATCTTGGTGGTAATTTATCATCAGCTTTTCTGCAAGTAATGAGTATGGTACAGTTTACAGGACCTATACTATCACAATTAGCTGGTAAAGGTTTTCAATTTAAAGTAACTAGAGAATTAGCTAAGGCTTTTGCCCATGCAAGTGGCATGGTAGTTCATGGAGTTGCTGGCAAAAATCAGTATCAAGATGCATTTCTTGATTTTGAAAGATTACCTGATGGCCCAATCAAGGAAGCTTTAATGAGAGCTATTGCAGATGGTACAATTAAACAGGGGCAGGCTTTACTTGAGGCTGGTATTATGCCAGGCATGGGTGGAGATTTAGTTGGTAGTCAACAAGCAAGACATAAAGCTATTAGAACTTTTGAAAATATAGTTGTAGGAGGAGCGTTCAATACTTTTGAGGCAGCCGCTCGTATCACGGCTTTCATTGCAACTTATAACTTAGCTATGAATGACCCTTCAGTTTTAGATAAAGCGGATTTACTATATGGTAATGATATGGATTATCAACATACCATGGAACAATTTGGAAGATCCCCAGAAGCACTTGCACGTTTCATGACAGATGAAACTTTCGGGGTGTATGGTAAAGAGAATAGACAAGCACTTGGTCGGGGCATAGGTTCACTTGCTGCATTGTTCATGACTTACATGACACAAATGGTTGGACTAATGTATCGTATGTTAAATCCACCTGTGTTAAAAAGAAAAGCAAGCGGCGGATTTACTGTAGGGTTAGCTGATCCTACAAAAACTGCGGCGCAAAATAAAATAGGACGAAAAGCATTTGCCAGAATTATGTTAATGATGCTTGTGACTGGTGGTGTAATGGGATTACCTGGCGGTGAAGATGCAGAAGATACATATGATTTAATTAAGAAAATGTTTACAGGTGTAGACTCTGATGTAAGAACAGAGTTTCGCAACATGTTATATGAAGCAGGTTGGGGACCTGGCTTGATTAATGCAATGGAGAATGGTTTAATTAATTCCACTCTTGGATGGGATGTTCAACGAAGGGTGGGCTTTGGTGTATTACCTTGGTCTCAACAAGTAAGAGCTGGATTAAATATGATGGGTATACCTACAGGAGCTAGAGCAGAAGAGTTTTTAGGAGCTCCAGGTTCTGTTTATATTGATGCTATAAGAGGATTAATGGAACGAGGAGTAAGAGAACAACAATGGGGTGAAGCTTTGGAACAAACTTTGCCTACTGCCATACGTAATGTTTTAAAAGCTGTAAGATATTCTCCTTATGGAAACGGATTTGCGAGCACAGGTTACGGGCAGGTATTGACAGATGATATAAAAGGATATGAAGTAATGATGCAAGCATTTGGATTTGCACCTGCATCCATTGCAAAAGAAAGAGAAGCTCTATTTCAAGAAAGAAAATTAGATAAGGGTATGAATTTATTTAGGCAAAGAAAGAATGCACAAATAACTAATGCGTACCGTGATATAATAATGGGTGGAATGAAATATGACGCGAGCATGATTAACGAAGGTGAACAAAAAATAGCTGATATCATAGCTGATGTAATGGAATACAACGCCAATCAGCCGCCGCATTTAATTTATGTTCCCGATCTTGGAAGTTTATTTCAAGAGGCCTTGAAAGCTGTGCATCCAGAGTATAGAATAGGGACTACAAATAAAAAATTAATTGGGGAGAAGAGAAAGCTTAGAATGGCTTTGGGATTGAATTAATATGGCTGAAGATAAATACAAAGTAGACTATACTAAAACGCCAAAGCGTATTCAGTTGGAGGACGCAAGCGGTCCACCTATTCATGAGTTATCAGATGAAAGAAACTATGAATTTCTTAATAAATTATTTAAGATGAAAGAGTTAGATCCTTTTGCCAAAGAGGGTTACAGTGTAGATAATGTATATCAATTAATGGATAAAGATTTATCAATAGATATAACCAGTCCTTTTAAAGAAGATAAAAGCAAGTGGACAGGATACGGTCAATACGCTGCAGATATGGAAAGACTTTTAAGAGATGAAAGAGGAAATGTTAATCGCCCATTTAAAGAATATGAAACTGATCAAGGACAATCTAGATTGTTGTTGGATATAATAAAATATAGACCCGATATGTTAAAAGGAAATAGAGGTAAGAAAGATGTCATAGCTCAATATGACCAATGGAATACCGAGCAAGGTTTAGGGACCTTACTTCATGAGATGCGGCACAAAGCTTTTGAACATGATCCTATTGCACATAGCTTAATAAAACAAAGTCAAATAAGTGAAGAGATATTTACTCGCGTTCTGGATGCAAAATATGGTGATGAACGAACTGGAAAAAATGCTAAAAAATTTATAAAAAATCTTTTGAAAAATAAGTATAAAGTTAAGAGTGAAGACTTAGATGAAAGCGTAGAAAAGATTATAAACTACGGTAATAACTTAGAAGATATAATAATAAGAGAAAAATTTGATGCTAAATATAAGGATGAAGATTAAATATTTTCCAGCATCTTAAGAAGTCCTGCGTCATCCACCTTTCTATTGTAGATTTTTTTATCAGCAACTTTCTTTTGTCTGAACTCTGGGTCCTTTAGCATTTTTGCTACAGGATTACTTTTGTTTTTACGATAAACTATTTTCTTGCTGGTTAGTTTCATTTATTCCATTTCTCTTTGGCTTTAAGTGACCATCTGACAAAAGCTTCTTTATCTATATCTTTCTTTACTATTGTTGCATCAGCTGGTATTTCATTGTAAAGGGCTATAACTTCTCCATCTTTTATTTGCACGATCCCAGGACCACAGAATGCATCCTTATCATAACCTGTGTTCTTTTTCTTAAGCAGTCTTACTTCTTTCATACAAGAAGATAATGATTCCATAGGAATATATTGTGTCATTCTATTTTCTTGGTCATTCATGTTACCAAATACAAACATTAATATAACACTAATGACTTCCATTTGTTTCCCTTAGTTTGTCTTTTAATTTTTCCACGTCATTAAGCAATCGTTCTATATCGTGTTGTGCCCTCTTTATATTCACGGTATTACTCATCATTGACTCCATTTTTTCTTGCATACCCTCAACTTGAGATGCCATAAATTCTATTAAAAGGTCTTGCTGAGCATCGGCAGGTAAAGCACCTAATTCTCCTCTGGGCCATAGAATACGGAATTGAGTGTTTTTCGTGAGGTCGGCTTCCATGAGGGTACTTCTCGTCTCAACATTGTTAAGCCTTTCTTGTATTCCGAAAAAGGCGTAGACTCCAATTCCGACTGCTGCGAGTATTGATAAAAGGTTACGCATAGGCATAGAAATAGCAGTCTTATCACTTACATCCACCCTATCAGCCATAATTAATCTCCGTAACTATATGATCCGCTTTTGGTTTCACCTTGTTGCATTATATTATTTTGCTGATCTTCTAAAAATTTAAACAAATCCTTGTGTTGTTTCTCAATAGATTTATTTTGTCTAACAATCTCTTTGTCTTTCTTATTCATTTGTTTTATTTCTTTTTGAAGTGTCTTTACATCAGCAATTAAATTTTCCAAATCAATTTTCATCTTGACTTGATTCTCAATTACTTCTTTCTTATTCTGTTCTTCAAAACTTTTATACATCTGATCCACACGCGAATCCAATTTGCTCACGTACCATATGACACCAATGCCCTGCACGAGTACAAATGCCACGACGGCGAATGATATCTTAAGTCCGTTCATTTATTCCTCCCATATGAAGTCCTGCTTCCCATGCAAGTATTTTATTTTTTAACAAGGCTTCCTCCAAAGTAAAGTCCTATAATAGCAGACATTAAGTGAGTGTCAAGTGGTGTTATTACTACACCAAAGAACTCTTTGTCCATAACAATTTCTTTCTTCTCGATCAAGAATAAAAATCCTCTTGTAAATTCTGTCCATGTTATCCATACACTTGTATCAAAAAATACAGGAACTAACTTAGGCCATGCAATAATAAAGAACACTGCGGTTAGAGCAATGATTCTTCTTGTCCATTGAAAGCCTTTGTTGTCGTACTTTCTTGCCTTGTCAATTTCATCCATTTGAAATTTACCACGAGCAAGCAACATCTTTTGTTCAGCTTGTTTAGCCTTAATGCTTTGCCCCCATATAGACATGAACCCACCCAACAAGGATGAGCCAAGCATGGTGATCATTTCTACTGGTAATCCGCCCATTATTTTAACTCCTCGTAAATACCTAAAGCAATATCTTTTCTATTGCCATAGTCAGTTTCTAATTTTCCTTTTTCAAAAATAGTATTAAAACTTTCAGCTATTCTATCGGGACTAAACTTTCCTGAAAATAATTCCCCCTTTAAAATTGTTTTATCCATGTTACCTAAACCAGGTGACCAAGTTCCTTTAACAACTTCATCCATAAAATCTATTTGAGATTCCATAGAATCTTTTTTCTTATTGTTTTTTAAATAATCTTTATAACTATTTTTCATTTCCCCACTATACTGAAACAATCCTTCACCTTTACCTTTACCTTTTTCTTGTTGCTTATAATCAAAAGAACCACCCGTCTCTACTTCAATGTTAGCTACTATACCTGCAACAGCTTCATCACTATAACCTTTTTCTTGTAAATATTCTATAACCTCTGTCTTAGAATCAGATTTTCCTCCTGTTATCTTATCAATCAATCCAATTAAAAAATCTAACCCAGCCATATTAATGTACAGTAAGACTAAAATCGGGATCAAAATCCACAATCTTTTTTTCATCTATTTCTGGATGTTCACAACTCATACATTCACAATTCCCCCCACAACATGAGCCACCATTACTACAATGGCATTCGTGATCACAATTTTCGCAAGGTTTCATTATGCTCCTAATGTTCCTATTGGTGAAGGCATTCCTTTTATAGGAAATGCCTCAAAAGGTATACAAAGAGATTTTACTCTTACCTTATCTTTATATGATTGTGGTTTTGCTTCGTATGCTTCTTGAAAACCAATTTGTGCTTCTGCACATTGATACTCTGTTGAATAAACTGATGCAGTA